CGACGACTCCTACGACCCGCACTACATCGCGGAAATGATGTGGCAAGCAGAACTTGGCAATGATGTGGTATACTGCGGGTGGTCCAAAGACTCCGCCCCGCAGTTTAGGTCGGCAAAATCCACCTCTGGTAACTACATCGTAAAAGTTGATGTTGCCCGCAAAGCTGGGTACACTGACCGCCACTACGAAGCAGACGGCACCTTCATTGACAGGATCGCCGCCGTCACCAACTCCATCAAGTTCCTTTCTGGGACTTTGTATTTCCACAATGAGGTGAAGTAATGCCGAAGAGCGCAGCGTGGCAACGTAAAGAGGGCAAGAACCCAAAGGGTGGCTTGAACGCCAAGGGACGCGCATCTTACAAGGCACAGACTGGCGGGACGCTTAAGGCTCCTGTCAAGAGTGGGGACAACCCACGACGCGCTTCATTCCTCGCCCGTATGGGCGGTATGCCTGGTCCAGAGAAAGACGAGAAGGGACGACCGACTCGACTCCTCCTCAGCCTGCAAGCCTGGGGGGCGAGCAGCAAGGCTGATGCAAAGAGCAAGGCAGCATCTATTAGCAGTCGCCTCAAGGCGAAGAAGGCTTGAAGCCGCTCAGTAACGATGTTGCTCTCGACCTCGCTCGCGGTAGGTCGGACATTGAATTCTTCGCACTCCGATGGCTCGGCATTCAGGGAAACCCAGGTCAGGTAAACTGGTGGAAGGCGTGCAGTGAAAGAGACGAAACGGGCTACCGCCCGCGCTACATCACGACGGTCGTCTCAGCTGGGAACCGTGCAGGAAAGACTCTTGCTATGGCTGTTGTGTGTCTCCATCACGCGCTATACAAACTAGGGACAGCCAACCCAGACCCCAACGATCCAGAGTCCGCAGTCCGCTGGTCAAACGCTCCATACGAGTGGTACCACGTAGGCATCCAGCAGGAGACCGCAGAGTTGGTCTTCCGAGAGGTAGAGGCAATCCTCGGCGGCAACCATCCGGCACAGAAGAGCAGGGGTTGCCCACTCTCCAAGGAACTGGGCAAGATCATTGACACCTCCAAGAAGTATCGCGGAGAGTATCCTTGGATCAAGTTCCACCCCGTGGTTGGTGGGGCCAGCATCCACTTCCGCACCACACAGGATCGCGCCAAGGCACTCCTCGGCAAGGATATGAATGGCATCTCCTTTGACGAAGCAGCCTTTGAGCCGCACCTCGTGATGATCTACCAAGAGGTCTTGAACCTCCGCCGACTCTCCACTGGTGGTCCGCTCCACTTCATCGGGACACCAAGCGAGGGCATCAACGATTACTCCGAACTCTGGGAGAAGGGCAACCCAGAGAACCCAGCGAGGGACGACAAGTTCACTTCCTTCCGACTCTCCACCCGCGACAACATCGGATACGGGTTGACGCAGGAGAACTTTGACGATGTGGTACGCCAGCAGGCTCCCTACCTCATCCCACAGAACATTGATGGATACTTCATCGAGGCGCGAGACGCCTTCTTCTGGAGCCAATCCATCCTTGCGTCCTACAAGACGCTAGACGCAGAGATCTCACCAGAGCGGAATCACCGCTATGTGCAGGGCGTAGACCCAGGAATCTCGCACGACGCGACCTGGGCGATCACACTGGACATCACCGACCGCAGGAAGATCCGTGGCGTGCGCATCCGAAAGCGCAGCGGCAAGCAGAGTATCTCCGCAGTTGTTAATATGGTGAGAGAGGGACACCTCCTCTACAGCCAAGACGGCGCCTTCTGCACCACCATCGTGGACTCTACTGGTCTCGGTGGCAGGCTCTTCCAGCAGGAGTTCTCAATGATCCGCCCGCTCCGAGGCTTTGACTTCGGTGGCACCAAGGCGAAGAAGGTGGAACTCCTGAACGACTTGAAGGCCGTAATTGACAAAGGTCAAGTCGAGTTCCCCATTGGTGGTCCTTGGGACGAGCTGAAGCGGCAACTCCTCATCTATCGACTTGACGATAAGAAACTTGAACAAGACGCCGTGATGGCACTAGCAATCGCCGTGCGACACGCGCTGCGTAATCCTGAGAAGGGCGTGGAGAATCCCACCTTCACCTATTTTGGAGTGAGTGATTAATGGCTAAGGTCCGTAAGATCCCAGCAGTGTTCCAGGATACGCGAGGCGTACCTGGTCAGTACACGACTGACCCAGAGGTCGCAAAGCCAGAACAGATTGCTGCCATTGGCAAGGCCATTGACAAAGCGCGACGACTTCAGAAGGGCGCTGTCATCCGCGACCGACTTGATCGTGTCGCCCCACTCGCCACATCACCGACGAAGATCAATAGCTCCGGCGGCGGCTCCCTCCGCCTACCCGCCGGAGCTTCTAACTCCCCGCTCCCACGAACCGCACCAGTGGCGAATGCCCCTGTTGCAATGAACGCCACCTCCAAGGGCAGCCGACGCGCCCCTGGGGGTTTCTCTGCTGGTCTACGTGGTGGTTCTGGAACCCTCCGCATCCAGCCGAACGTAGAGAAGTTGTCGCCAAGCGAAGCCGCATCGTTGAAGATGCTGGAGTCCTCGCTGGTTGCGCAGGAACTTGATCCAAAGCAGAACGACGACTACACCTTGCTCCAAGAGATCCTTGGTCGCAAGCAGTTGGTCGATCCAGAGCAGAACCGCCTCAAGGCGCTGTTCCGCCGTATGGACAACCTCTATCACCCAGAGACAATGACGCTCGGTGGTGCAGACCACTGGTCGGAAGATCCAAGCGCCCGCCTCGCTGGTCGCGCCCACGTCTCCGTCAACATCCACCACGCCTACGTCCAGATCCCTGCGGCGATTCAGGCGGTGCGACCAGTCATCAACTACGTCCCAACTGGAAGCACACAGGAAGAGCGTGAAGCCGCCGCCCTACGCGAGCGGCTCTACTTCCGTTGGTGGGATGCTAACGAGATGGACCTTCTGCACGAGCAGGCTGCACTCCTTAAGGAGTTGTACGGCCACACCGCCGCCAAGGTCTACTGGGATCCAATCGAGAAGCTGCCGAAGGTCTCCATCATTGAGCGACCTGAGAACCTTTACCTCGGCTTCGGCAACAGCGACTACAACCGCCTAGACTGGGCGCTCTACACCTACGGAATGTCGCCACAGTCCATCCAAGAGGACTACGGCGTCAACGTGATCCCTGTCAAGCAGGGAGAGAAGTGGTTCCCATACACGAGCCGTGGCAGCCACGCTGACCCAATCGGCAACGTGTGGGCGAACGCCTTTGAGCGCAACCCGCTCCGCCGCGAGACTGCCTACGAGCAGATGCAGGTGGAAGTCTACGACTACTGGTACAAGGTGCCAAAGGGTCCAGGCAAGGCGCCGCTGGTGTACAATGCTATTTACGTGGGCAACACGCTCGTCAAGAATGACGCGCACCCTGAGTACGCAGGACAGATCCCGTACATCCACCTCCCGAACGGGAAGATCCCAGGCAGCCCATACGGCAAGCCTGCGCTCTACGATCCTGAGCAGCTCCTCCGCGAGAAGGACGAGCGCATCACTGCGATGGCGCAGATGATCCAGTCCATCGTTGGTGGTCAGATGTGGCAGTTGGTCGGAGCCGAGGCTCCTGACGAGGTGCCACCAAACGCGCTGCCAAAGCCGGGTCGTGTCGCAACGCCTGGTCCAGGCAACGAACTCCGTGCCATCCAGCCGTTCATTCCACAGTTCCAGATTGAAGCCTACGTTGCCCGCATCGACCGAGAGTTGACCGTGGCGACTGGACTCAACGACTTGCTCCTTGGTCTGGCGCCCGCGCAGGTGCTGGGTTCGTCCCGCGCCATCGCCGCGCTTATCGCCAACTACGAGTCCCGCCTCGCTCCAAAGCGCAAGGTGTTCTACTCGTGGATGAAGAAGGTCTGGGAGATGTGCGCCCGCGTGTGGGAGGCAAAGGATCCTGCGGTCAAGTCAATCATTGCTACCGAATACCGCATTGAGATTGTTGCCCCAGAACTCACGCCACGAGACACGCTGGAACTTGCCAGCACCGCGATCAACCTCGTACAGAACCGCATCTGGAGCGCCGAGCGTGCGATGGATCGTGTGGGCGTGGAAGATCCGATTGGCGAGAAGGAACTCATCCGAGACGAGCAGACCGATGCAACCCTCAACCCTGCGGCTGTTGCCACGATGGCAAATGTTATTGGAACCTTCCAGCAGATGGAGATGGCAAATCAGCAGCAGCTGCAACAGCAGATGATGGTGACTCAGGAGCAGGCGCTCAACGCCCAGCGAACGATGCAGTCTGGCGTCCCAGGAAGCCAGTCACTCAACCAACCAGAGAACCAAGCGCAGTTGCCGCCTGAGGCGACGGCTGCTAATGCGGCGGCGCCGGGTGAGGAAAACCTTCTCCCAGCCCCGACGGGAACCGATGAGGTACAAGCCTAATGGCACGACGCGGACGTTTCGGTAGGGCCGAGGCAGGCTCATCCAATCTTTCATCGTTGATTCAGCAACTCATCCGTGAGCAGAAGGCTGCGGAGGAGAGGATCCTGCTTGAGTCGTTCTATAAAGGGACCGCCCTATATGGCAGCGTTCCGACGCTGAGCGACGTCATTGACTTCTACAAGGATCTTGCCAATCTCGGTGGATTTGAAGAGAACTCAATGGAGTATCAGGCCCTCCTGCAGAAGATTGATGACGCCAACAATTTTGACATTAACCGAGAATACAATAGGCTTACTGACGAGTTTGAGTTGACAAACGGTGCTAACTACGATCAACTGGTTTCGTTCCTTAAGGGAAGAGCGCAAAGCTCAACGAACGAAGAACACCTTGCAACATACGGAAAGTCGGTATCTGATTACACATTCTCCTACCTTAACCTTAAGGGACAGGTAGACCTGAAGGGTGGGGCAATCACCGCCGAACAGTACCGATCACTTGCCGCTGGACTTCTTGAGACAATTGGTAAGGACGATCCAAACTACTATAATGCGTTGCTTACGGCCTATACCCACGAATGGAACTCTGAGAATCAAAAGTACTACGACAGATTCCAGGCTGGAAACATCTCTAAGGGTCAGTACCTTGCATTTATCAAAGAGTTCCAAAATACGGCAATTGCTGCTGGCGTAAGCAAGGACTCTACGCTATACACTGGCACGCTATCCGCTGCTACGACTGCAAGCTCTTCTGGCGGTGGTGGAACAAGCCCTTCTCGAAAGAAATACGACAAGTCGGTGGACAACATTTCTGCGCTGTGGAACATTATGAATGGATCTCTAAACCTTGACACTGGTTTTGAGGCAGGCGCTGCGTTTGAATCGCAAGAGTCTGTGTTGGAAAAAATTGTTAAAACACCAGAGGCCGCTGCAATGTACGCTGCCTTCATTGACGACAATCCTTCGGTGATCCCGGCGGAACTACGAGTTATGGGCGTCACGACCGGGCAAGACTTCCTTGAGCTATGGGACCGTGACATCAACAACCTAAGAAATAATGCTAATTCGGCCTACACCACTGGCGGGCTGTCAAAGACATCGCACGAAAAAGTTGGCGAGGTCTGGACTAGAACTGGCTCTGCAACATACTTCGAGGAAATTCAATATGTTGGGAATCGGTATCTTGACGACAGGACAAGTGCAAAAGCAAATTCTTTCCTAATGGGATTCTATGACCAAGAGTACGAAAAGTATTTGAATGGTAAGAATTCGTATTATGGTCAGATTCCTGAAGATGCTCCCATCTACCACGCAGAACTCATTAATATAGAGATTCAAAAATTGCGCGGGAACAAGGATGCCCTAAGGGCTAATGGCGTAACTACGTGGGGTCTTTCTGATAGCGAAGCAGATGACGCAAACTCAATCGTTGGTGCCGCTGCTCCAACAAAAACTGAAATTGCAGAAATTAAGTCTGGACTAAAAGTAAAAACTTGGGACGAAAAGTCTCAAAGCTGGTCTGTTGCAGACAGGCAGTCAAATGGTTTTGAAAACGGCGTATATCAATACGTTCGGGTTGAACAACTTCCAGACGGAACTTATTATTCATATACTGCTGTTTCATATGGAACTTTGGTAACAGGAACTGATGGAACCACGTTTGGATATCGGTATGAGGTTCCTGATGCCTTGGGAAATAATCAAGCAGTTGTTATTGATATGTTTGGCAAAGCATATGATGCTGATGATTTTTCCCAGTCTGGTGATTCTTGGCGTCCTAGAAATCCAAATCAAATAGGAAAAAGCTTTGGGGATGCTCCTCGAGTTGATTATGACGCTGCCGCATACCAGGGGTACGACAGAACCATTGGGCTACTTGATAGAACTGGTGTTGTCCCGTCGGTAGGCCCAGAAGCAATGCTAAAAATTCAAGCAGCCGCGCAATCAGCAATTGTCGGAATTCCGCCGCTTGAACAAGAAGCTGTTCTTTCTGAAATTTCTACTATCTCTGTCGGTGCAAATGGAATCAAGGCACAACGGCTTGCCGAAGCAATTGGTAATGGGTCTGTTGAAGACACACCAGAAGCTCGTCTTGAAATCATTGAGCTTACAAAAGGGGCCGAGTCGCAAGAGTACAGGGA